GCAGAGCCGTCGCAGCTTGTGGCGAAGGGTTCGGCGGGGAGCCCAGCCACGTATTCATCAAGCATGGGCGGAGTTTCCTGAACGGAATCATCGGGAGTGTCGGTGTCCGATTTATTGGACACAGTTTCTGCTTTGCTTTCGGTGGGTTTCTTACTGTCTTCGGTCTTGGTGCCGCCGCATGATGCTAAAGTGAACGTCAGTGCTATGGCGCAGACCGATGCGAATGCTTTTTTGAGTTTCATATCTTACCATACCCTTTCTTTGCAGCAGTTTTTTACTGCTGCTGTTTTTTTACCCATTTGTATATCAGAGAATATTTTTGGACAGAAAATGATGAGGCTCCGTGCAAGAAGAGCGGTATCATTTGTTTGTCTGCCATTCCTGATTCCAGTTCTTTTTATCGCGCTCGACTTTAAGTTTAGCACGCATCTGATTGATCTTATAATCGAGGTCTTGTACTAATTTTTGGACATCTTCGGCATGATAGCCCTCAACGCGGGCAGCGCGGAGCTTTGTTCTTCGGTAGGGTTCGGGGAGTGTATACTCCTTGTTCCAGGATTTCAGCTGCCAGCATTCTTCAAGTGCTCTCAGCTCGGCTGACATATTTGAGAGAAGCTGCAATACATCGCGGGTCTCGTAGCCGCAGCCGCGTACTTCCCGGAGTTTATGGACTTCCGGGGGAAGTTTTTTTGGATCGAACATTGTAGCACCCCTTTCTAATGGTTGAAAATATATAAACTGTGTTGTGGTGTTGCTGCGGAACTGACCGATAAAACGGACAGATATTCCCGCGGCGTTTTTTTATGTGAGTTGTTTCTGCATGAATAATTCGGTGAGAAAAACTTGATAGTCCAGTTTTTTGTACCAGTCTGCCACGCCTGTGAAGTAGATGAATGAGATATCCATTCCGCTTTCTTTGAGGTAAGCGGTGACGCGGGCTATCATTTCGATGGCGATGCCCTTGCTGCGGTGTTTCGGGACTGTGCCCACACAGCCCGGCATACCTACCCGCCCGTAAGCATCGGTGAGGTAGTTGGCGACGTCGGTGCTGACAAGGCAGAAGCTGGCTATCTCACCGTTTACCGTGGCGGCGTATACATTTGCGTCCTCGGTGAAGTACTGCACCCAGCTTTCGTCAACTTCGGCGACGGCTTTGTGAAGTGCCGAAATTTCGCCGTTATACCAGCCGTATTCGGCGGTGAGATGACCTCGGAAGAGGGATCTGTCGAATGTAAAGTTCCCGAGTTTCAGCAGCATTTCGTCGCATTTGCCAACGGTTGAAAAGCCGTGATTTCGGAAGAAATCAGCGGTCTTTTGGTCGGCGCCGATGAGGAAATTCGAGGTCACGCCGCCTGTGTAAATGGTGCCGTAGCCTTGAGATTTGACTTGGTCTTCGGCTTGTTTTAAAAGGTGTGTGCCGATGCCCCGTCGCTGATGGTCGGGGGATACGCAGATAAGCCTTAGTGCGGAGTTTTCGGTTACGGCGAATGCGGTGATCTTGCCTTGGTCTTGGTGGATGATGAGGTGGGTGTTTTCGCCGAGAATAAGGCTTTTGAAGCGGTCGGGGGTCATTCTGAACTGAGGGTAGCAGGAGTTGAAGATATTGGTAAGATCATTTATCACAGTTGCGTCCGACCTCCGATCTTGCAGTTTTAGAAGTTAAAATATTGATATTGTACAAAAACTCGTGATCATATAGGAAATGTCTGTATTATTCCTCATTTTAATTATAGCATATCAGGGGTGTTTTTGCAATGGGAAAATTAATATTTTGATATTTTAGCATATTAATTTTTGTACAGGAGAATGTTGTGAGTTGTGCATAGTTTTGTGACACGTTGGTTGTGCAAACAAATGTTTTATATTTTAATTCGGACATATTTCTGCAAGAGTTGTACAAAAACGTACAACTTTTTGGGGGTGAAAGGGTGATGGTGAAAGGACTTTCCGAGAGAGAAAGTCAGAAAAGGAGGAAATATTATGAAGATCACACCAACTAAATTTGCGAAGATGTTCGTGAGGACGAGGAATGGTTCGGAGACGGCGGTGCGGCTGGGTTTCAGCCCCGGGGAGGCTAAGGAGCTTGAGGCGGATATGCTGGCGAGGAAGTCGGTGAAGCGTGCGATACGCAAGCTGGACGATGAGGATATGCAGAGCCTGTGTTATGTGAAAACGGGACTTTCCCGCCTTGCTTTCGGTAGCATAAACGATGCGGCGGCTCTGCTTTTTGCGGAAGAACCTACGCGGGAGGAGGTGCTTTCTGCCGACCTTTTCAACGTGGCGGAGATAAAGAAGGTAAAGGGCGGCGGTGTCGAGATGAAGTTCTTTGACAGGCAGAAGGCTCTGGAGAAACTGGTGGAGCTTGACCCCGAATTGAAGGAAGTTTCGGCGGCACAGGAGTTCCTGAATGCTGTATATTCGGGTTCGGATGATATAGATGATATTGCGGAGAACGGAGGCGTTGAAGATGAGTAGGAGCAGTCTGTTTTTCTCCGAAAAGCAGAGATTCCTGTTCAAGTGGTGGGCGAACCCCAAGTACCGCAAGTACGACGGGCTCATATGCGACGGTGCTGTGAGGTCGGGAAAGACCAGCTGCATGGCGCTGAGTTTTCTGGTATGGTCCATGGGGAGGTTTGACGGTAAGAACTTCGGGCTTTGCGGGAAGACCATAGTGGGGCTCAGGAGGAATCTTCTGACAGAACTGCTTAAATGGGCGGAGAAGCTGGGATTCACGGTGACGGAGAATGTTTCAAAAAATTATATGGACGTGGATTTCGGCGGGAAGAGGAACAGGTATTATATCTTCGGCGGGCGTGATGAAACTTCGGCGGCGCTGATACAGGGCGTAACGCTGGCGGGGATACTTATGGACGAAACTGCGCTGATGCCCCGCAGCTTTGTGGAGCAGGCGGTGGCAAGGTGTTCGGTGAGCGGGTCAAAATTGTGGTTCAACTGCAATCCCGACAATCCATATCACTGGTTCAAGCGTGAGTGGATAGACAAGGCGGCGGAGAAAAATCTTCTGTACATACATTTTGAGCTGGGAGACAACCCCTCGCTGAGCGAGGAAGTGAAAAGGCGGTACGAAAGGCTTTATTCGGGTGCGTTTTACGAGAGGTTCGTTCTGGGGCGGTGGAGTGCGGCTGAGGGTCTGGTCTATCCGATGTTTGATGAGAAGAAATATGTGTGCGAGGAAGCGCCTGATGATTGCGAAAGGTTCGCGGTGAGCTGTGACTACGGGACAGTCAATCCGAGCAGTTTCGGGCTTTGGGGGCTGAAGGACGGCATATGGTACAGGATAGCGGAGTACTACTACGATTCGGCGAGAGAGGGCAGCAGGAGGACCGATGAGGAGCATTATGAAGCACTGGAAGAACTGACAGGGGACAGGGATATAGACTACGTGGTCTGCGACCCCTCGGCGGCTTCTTTCATACAGTGCATACGCAGGCACGGTAAGTACCGTGTGATACAGGCAAAGAATGATGTGGTATCGGGTATAAGGCGTACACAGGACATGATACGCGGAGGACGGCTGAGGATATGCAGGTGCTGCGGGGATATACTGCGGGAGTTCACCATGTACCGCTGGGAAGAGGAATCGGGCAGGGACCGTCCGATAAAGGAGAACGATCATGCTATGGACGATATGAGATATTTCGTATGCACGGTGGAGGACGATAACGGCGGAGGATTCGCGGCGATATCGGTGTGATGAAAGGAGAGGGACAGGTATTGAAGTTATTCGGAAGAAAGGACAGGGAAGAAAAATCCTGCGAAAGGCAGTGCTTTGCGGCTGAGACCGGGGAGAGCATATTCCGTCTGGCGGCGGACGAGGGGTGTCTTGAAGGAGGGATATACGACGGGCTGAGGGCATCGGTGCCTGTGATAGATGCTTGTTTCGGGAAGATAATACGTCTGACGGGAGATTTCAGGGTCATCGCGAAAGATGAGAGGTACTCCGATGAACTGGAAAGATTCTGCAGGGAAGTTACGGTGGGGATATCGGGAAAAAGCCTTAACACCTTTGCGGATATGTACCTCGACAGCCTGCTGACCTACGGCAGGGCGGTGGGTAGGATAGTCACGGACAGGGAGACAATGACGGTGAGGGGGCTTGTTGTGGGGGACAGCAGTCTTTTTCGGGTGAAGCAGGGGAAAGGTGAACTGGACAAGGAGTTCTGCTTTTACGGCGGCGGGGAAGTTATGAAGATTCCCGAGCCTGAAAAACTGCTGTACACGGCGATGAATCCCAGCCCCAAGCACCCCGACGGCGTATCGGTACTGCGGGGGCTGCCAGCCATAAGCAGTGTGCTGATGAGGATATACCAGTGCATCGGGCAGAACTTCGACAGGGTGGGAAATGTGAGGTACGCGGTGACTTACAAGCCTGCGGAGGACGGTTCGGACAAGCGTTATGCCCGCGAGAGAGCGCAGGAAATTGCGGCGGCATGGGCGGACGGTATGCAGAGCGCTAAGAACGGCGTGGTCAAGGATTTCATCACGGTGGGTGATGTGGGGATAAAGGTCATCGGGGCGGAAAATCAGCTTATCGACACGGAGGTTCCTGTGAGACAGCTTCTGGAACAGCTGATAGCGAAGCTTTCGGTGCCGCCCTTTCTGCTGGGGCTGAACTGGTCTACCACGGAGAGGATGAGCAGTCAGCAGGCGGACATACTGACAAGCGAACTGGAATATTACAGGCGTTTGCTTGAACCTGTGCTGAGGAGATATGCGAAGCTTTTCTGATGACCTGCGGTACGGACTGCGGGGTGGATATCGAATGGGGGAACATAAATCTTCAGGACGAAGAAGCGCTGGCGAGGTCAAGGCTTTACAATGCGCAGGCGAGGAAGATAGAGCTGGAAAATGAGAAAATCGAAAGGAGAGAGGGCATATGAGCGGTGAGAAGATAGGCATCACAGAGGAAGTTATGGAGAAGATAAACCGTTACGCGGTGGGGACGCTTAAACGTGAACAGGTATACTGTTTCAGCGTACTGCTTTGCGATAATGACGTTGACAGGGACTATGAGAGGTTCTCGGATTCGGCGCTTGACAGGCTGGCGGAGATGTTCTGCGGGCGGACAGGGATATTCGACCATGACAACAGCAGTAAGGGTCAGACGGCGAGGATATACGACACGGAAGTGAGGGGATATCCCGACAGAAAGACCGCGGACGGCAGGGCTTACAGGGCGCTGATAGGCTTCGCTTACATGGTGAGGACGGATAGAAACAAGTCGCTGATAGCGGATATTGAGG